GCATTGTGCCGTTTCTACGGCTTTGACGTTAACATGATTAAGTAACCACGCAACCACGGCCAACTTACTGACAGGCTACAGTAGCATGGAAGGATGCTACAGAGTGGCCTGTCAGTGTGCTTGCACACTTTAGGAGAATACTATGGACTCTCTCTCTTTTAAGCCACACCCTTTCTGCTATTGGTGTAGGACTCTGACTTCTCACACTCTCTCTGAGCATGAGCATAGCGTGAGATTGAACACGCCAGATGAGAATCCTCTCTCTCACGAGCCAAAACATCCTACCGATGCGGTGGCGTATGATATAACGAAACCGTTCTCTACTGATAAGGCGTAGCCGAACAGTGATTTAGCGCGCTGGTGACAGTTCAAGGATGCGAAAACTTGGGTAAGGCGTTTGTTTTCAGGAGTTTGGGCTAGGCTCCCTACTACGGGTAGAAAAAAAGTTGCCGTGGTGAGGTGCCTACCCGAAAAAGGCCCGCCGCAGACATATGGTAAACAGTATTCTTATCTCTGTCAACGTCAACAAATGTCATCTAAAAAATAATATTATATATAGTAGTATATATAAAGAACAAAAAGGATTTCTCTCTTTGGGAGTTGGTTCTATGGTTTTACACGGCGGCCTCGCCGGAGGTGAAGCGACCTCACCGGCGGGGTGTTTTTTCTACCCGTAAGGGCAGGGGCAAGCTAAGCCGATGAATCCAAAGGGCTTAGCCAAGGAGTTTGATTCTTGACCTGTCACCAGCCGCCTTGACAAGCCGCGCCAGAGGCACGTATACTTGTAAGAGTGAGGGCAGACACAAATGAGTTTTGGTAAAGCGGTAAAAAGAACACAGATACCTGAGTATACGGAATACTGTGCGGCGATGCTTGTGTATAAGAAAGATTGTAGCGCGCATCAGATGCTTATGCGTAAGCTGAAACATCTTAAAGACTCAACGAACGTGCTTGAGAGAGCGCAGTTTTATGATGAGAGAGCAAAGTTCTCTCAAGCGTGTAAGAATTTTCACAATGCACGAAAGAACTATGAAACTGCTGTAGCTATGGCAGAGATCAAAGCCAAAGGAGTTGATCTCTCTTTGGTAGAGATAGCCAAGATTATGAATATCACGATTCCGTTGTCTATGGCACAGATTATAGAAGCTGAGAAGAAAGAACGTGTCTTAGCGTCTGTGACACAGGAGCAATGGGATATGTTGGAAGAGGCTCAGAAGATCAGGAGAAACAGAGGCAGTCTCAAGGATAGTTTTCTTGCAGACAAGAACTCTGGTCATTCTGTGTTAAAGGAAGATCCTACGTTGAATGATTTTGAGGATCTTCCTGAGCCGGCGCTTGCGCCTGCGATAGCTGAACCTGTGGACGCTGATACCAGCATAGAGTTTGATCCAGAGTTTGATAAGCTATAGCAGCAGCTTGCTGCCGCCGGAAAGAAAGGAGAACAAGCCTATGCGTCAGCATAGAGGTTAAAGCTGACTATACTCAATAGAGGAGAGAAATCCTCTGGCAGACAAGTCACGACTCGGTGCTTGTTCTGCCATAGCAGCAGGAAGAGTTGCGGATTTGTTTAACCTAGCTTTCTTCGGTATTCATATGATACCGGCACTGACTAGCACAAGTCTTAGATACTGGCCCTGCTGCTATGGGAGCGCATCGCATCTAAAGCGTTTCGCACAAGGAGAATTTAGATGATCTTGAAAACAGTCAAGGTAGTAGACAAACGCCAATGTTTCAAAAACAATCCTCAAGGTGAAGAGACTGAGATACAGTATCTTGTCACTTTCAGAAATCTTGGTTGCGAGCATGTAACAGAAGACTTGTTTAATGCTGTGAGCCTTGGACAAGAATTCCAGCTCGAATTAACAGAGGTGAGATAATGAACACACCTCGTTGGTGGATTAATCTCTGTTGGCGTATCGGCGGTTTCTACGCTGATCGTGTGCGTGATCCATATCTCATGCTGGCTCATGCACAGTCACATTTACTGAGCGAGTTTGCATCACAAGCCAGCGTTAAAGAACGCGGCGCGTTAACTCCAGCTCAGTATGAGGCACTCTCTATCATAGAAGAGTGTCGTAGACCGCTACTTGGCAGTGTAAGTGTATGGGTAGCATAACCACAACTCCGCTGCCGCCGAGAAGATAGCAGGTGATAGCTTTATGCCACAAATCAAACGACAACCGACGTGTATATGTGGACATGTACAAGACAAACACTATAAACTCATCGGCGTATGTGATGCACAGGATGTGTTTACAGGAGCATCTTGTGCGTGTCCTCGTTTTCGACAGTCAATACAGTCTCTAAAGGAGCAGGAGAATCAACATGGCAATCAGCAAAACAGCAAAGAAAACAACGCCTAAGCTACAGTATGTGATCGTGCGTACTTACTCCGCTGGCGTATTCGCAGGTTATCTCAAGCACCGTGAAGGCAAAGAGGTAACTCTCACGCAAGCTCGCCGTCTTTGGTATTGGGATGGTGCAGCCTCACTCTCACAACTTGCTATGGAAGGCACTTCAAAACCTCAAAACTGTAAGTTTCCTCCTATCGTTGATAAGCAGATTCTTACAGAAGCAATTGAGATTATCAATTGTTCTATGGCTGCTCAAACTTCTATTGAAGGAGTAAAGGTATGGAGAGCTTAAAAAAGGGCTCTGGCTCTGGCTCTGGCGCTGGCTCTGGCTCTGGCAATGGCTATGGCTATGGCACTGGCACTGGCAATGGCACTGGCAATGGCTTTGGTTATGGCAATGGCTCTGACTATCTCTATGGCACTGGCTATGGCGATGGCTCTGGCTATGGCGATGGCTATGGCGATGGCTATGGCGATGGCTATGGCGATGGCTATGGCGATGGCTAATCTCAACAAGCAGAGGCACTTGCTCTGCTTTAGCCCCTCAAACGTAAGAAGCTACTGATAGATTCTTACACACAGAGATTCACTCTCTAGGGGCTAAAGGAGCGCAAGTCTCCAAGGAGAATAGTATGTATGATCCTATCACAGCGGCCACGCCGCCGCCGGAAACAGAAGTTCTGGACGCTAAGAATACGAGAGTTTTTAATGAAGCTCGTATCAGTATCGAGAATCTACATCGTGACTATACAATGAATCACGGTACGTTGTATCGTCGTGATATTCGCATGAACAAAGCGGAGAAGAAAGCCGCAAAACGTCGTCGGCATACGCTGGCGAGAAAGGCACACGAGGTCACAGCGTAGCATGGCTAGCTATAACAGTCCACTGAATCATCTTCAAGCAAAGAATTTTGCTAGCGCTTTACACGCATTAGCTTCATTCTACGAAACGCATCCAGAGTTTGAAGCGCCTTATATCCCAGTCATGGGCGTGTATTTTCTGGATGCTGAGTCAATCAAAGCTGCCGCGGCGTTGCCGGGAATCGACAAAGATAAGGACTACAGCGACACAGATATGTATCTGAAGCTAAAAATTCCTTATACCGAGATTCTCAACGACGAAGGCACGACAGAAACAGGCTTCGTTCAACTCAACTTTCACACTGCTCGCACAAACGTTTGCACAAAGAAAGTAACAGGAAAGAAACTCGTAGCTGAGCAGGTTATTCCTGGCTATGCTTCGAGAGTTATTCCTGAGCACGAAGAAGATGTAGTAGAATGGGATTGTCACTCTTTGCTTGCGCCTGAGCCTGAAGCTGAGACTCTTGAGCTTCCTCAAGTAGAAGCTGACGCTGAAGTAATCTAACTCTTCATAGCCCACGCCGTAGGCCATAATCTGATTAGCCTATTTTACACCCTACGGCGTGGCGTATATAGCTTGCTTTCTGTAGGATGGTAGCACAGTCAATAACATAGAGGGAAACAATCTTAGTGTAACAGCTAAGTATGTTATTGCTGACCTCGGCTACCATCCTACAGAGCGCACGCTCTACAAGGAGAATGAGATGGGAAACTAACTGCCAGACAGCGATTTTTTGCTTTTTTACCCGACAAGTTGCGAGATGATTTTATCTTCGAGATCGTCAAAGCTCACGATAACGCATATGAAGATCGTGAGATTGTTGAGATTGTATACAACTTCACTACAAAAGTAGTAAAACATTTTGAAAATCTGGTGAATGAAAATGAACAGTAAGCTACAGTTTAGCCCAGCAATCTTCTTCTCGCTCGTTGTAATTGGCCTAGTCGTAGGCTGGTTTTTGGGCTAGAAAGTCGCCTTGACCCGCACATTTCACGGTCTTTAGGCCCATTTCTCACTTGACAACCCGGCGGTGCCGGTGTACCATTAGTAGATGGAGCAACCCAAATGCCAGAACAGCAACAACCAGCAGCTTCTACAGTTCCCACTGTCTTTCCACACGAGCTGACACTCTCTCTCACTCTCAAACTCTCTGTCATTGATGCAGATGATCTCAAATACTACACCAGCATTGGCTTCAAAGCTGACTTGTTTGATATTCTCTGCGAAGCAACGAACATGGATCTTATCTCTATCAACGATAAGACACTTGAGCAAATCCGGCTTGAGCTTTCAAAAGCTGAAGGAATAAGCTAAGAGTCTCAGAGCAGCACTGTTTCTAGAACGGTGCATAAGCCTTAGAGGGTGAAACCTACCCAGTGGTTTGACGTTGGTAGTACAGAGAGGAAACTACCAAAGAATACATTCACTATCACTGTGAGATGCTTTCCAAGAGCGTAAACAGCAGTGGTGTATTCTTTAGGACTCAGACGAAAAGACTCTTCATCCAGATGCTTATCTAGCGATCCGCTTCTGGAGATTCTCCTCTTTTCCTGAGTCCTAAAGAGTACACGCAGCCAAGGCTGCTACTCTAAGTCTCCTATTAGAGGAGAATCTAACAAGGAAGCGCCACGGCGCTAAGGAGCATTACGTAATGGCTACAAACGCAGTCGTACCGGAGCAGACTGGGTCTATTTCAACGCAGAAGCAGACCTATCGTTTCTATGTCAAGACTGACACTGACACAGAAGGCAAGACAACTATTACAAAGAAGTCATCTGTCGCAGAGACGGACAAGAAAGCGCCGGCAACGTTGAAGGATGGCACCAAGAATCCTAGCGCCGGTTTGTCTGATAACTGGGCAAAGCTGGAAGCAGAAGGCTACACGCTTCTGTCAGAGAATGAGTTCATCAAATACAGCGTCAAGACTGTAGAAGCGGCGCGGCTTTTGGTGCCTGATGAGACTCAGTTTGTTTACATCTTCCAAAGCGGCTTGAATTATCTCCAGAACGCGAAAGCCAATGGAATTATGACGGCGCTCAAGGAAGGGACCAGCGAGCCGGAGCCGTTGTATAATCAACTCGTTATTGACCTCGCCAAGGGCGTGGACGAAGAGGGCTCTTATAGTATCAATGAAGCACCCACTCGCCGCACTCTGTCTGACGAAGACAAGCTCCGTAAGCAACTCACTGCTATGGGTGTGCCTGCTGACAAGCAAGAGGCTGTATTGGCTGCTATGCTTGCTGCTATGGTGACATCGGAAGAGGAAACTGTTACGGCGTAACTTTATCTCATGTGCTAGTGTCAGTGAGTAGCTGATCTACAGGAGCAAGGATTTAAACGGGCCTTGCTCCTGTATCTTTAATATAGTTTCTATGGTCCCATAGACAAGCCTTCTCGTGGCGGGACTGAGCGTATACTAATTGTCTACTCGGCTCTCACTAGCGAGCCACTAAGCACAGGGATACGGGAGTCCAAGGCCCGTATCTTAAACGAGGCAATAAACCTGCCTGTGCTAAAGGTCCCATAGACAAGCCTTCTCGTGGCGGGACTGAGCGTATACTAATTGTCTACTCGGCCATTACTATGGCCACAAGTAGAGTGGGGGGTTGAGCTAATAGCACCGTAGATGAAACAAGCTACGTTTCGCCCAAAGCTATCCTCCCACTCTACTGTGACAATCAAATACAGGGGATAACCACCTTCAATGGTTATCTTAAACATCCATTAAGGTGCCCTGTAAAACTCAATCTCCACTAACTTCTTAGCAGCGTCGCTGCGAGAAAGGACGGCGTAGCCGTGTACCTCTACTACGAACACCACCGCGATGAGCATGGAAAAATCTTGCTTTCTGAGATGCGTCTTAGTTCAGATGGCTCGGGTGAGTTATTTATCTCGCATAAAAATCCGCGTGAACAGTTATTAAAAAATCTCTGTGTCCCGATTCTCAAATGGCCACCAATAGCTAAGCGTTCAATGAACGAACGTAATTGGTGTTGGACTTATTTTGACGACTGGGGTGAGCAAGTAATCGACAGGCTTAAAGAGGTTACTCGTATAATCAGCGAGATTCAGTGTATCGAAGTAGAAGACCTCGCAGCGCAGGCTATGAATCATAAGGTTAGCCTGAAGAAACGTGTAGATGTACGAGATTTCTTCTACCAACAAGTTCCTGTAGCAGCAACGCCTACGCTTACAAAAGAGCAAGTAGCAGCCAAGCTTCGCTTGATTCTCGGCACCGATACTGTAGACAAATCATCCTACCGTCGTGCGGCGCTACGACTCCACCCTGACAGAAACAACGGCGATGGCAAGCCTATGTCGGAACTTAACATGCTATGGCAGGTGTATAATGCTTAGCTTAGTTATTAAGTTTGGACTGGCTATGCTTGCTATAGTTTGGTTCTGGTTTCTTTGTGAGGAGCTCAGCTATTGGAATTGGCGTTATCAATATCGTAAGTATGATCAGGAGAAAGCAAAATGTCCTTCAACATCACCAATCCAACAAAAGCCTTAGACGCTAAGCGTGCTGCTATAGAAGCAGCAAAAAACGCTGCTGCATCTAAGGCTCTAGGTAACGGCTCCGAGAATAAAGCTGCCTTGATTCGCTTTATTCCCGCCGCTGAGTGTCCAGACAGGAACAGAATTGTCTTCGACGACTCTGGCTCTATGTCCGGTCAAATCGAGAATGCAAAACAAGGCGTCGTGGAGTATCTACGAAACTGCATTCCTAACCAAACAGCGGCGGCGATACACTTTATGTGTACAAAGAGCTGGAGCACGACGCTACGCTCGGACCTACCACAACTTAGCGCAGACTTGCAAGAAGCACAGCTTCAGCTCGGCAGCACGCCGTTTTTTAACACATGCAAAGCTGCTCTAGAAGCTACGCCTGTGCTCACGCGCTTGATCGCATTTACAGACGGCTCACCGACAGATGAGTTGCAGGCAGAAGAACGCGAGACTGGAGCTATACAAGGATTCTACAGCCGTGGCGCCGACTCATGGAAAGCCTCCGCCGATGTTATCATCACAATTGCCAAGAACACACTCAAAGATGGTAAGTGTGTTCCTGTCGACACAGTATTCTTCGGCGTAGATTCTGAGTGGTCCAAGCGAGAGCGTGAACTTCTCAAGTATCTGAGCGACGCTACCGGCGGATACTTCATGGTATTTGATCCTGCGAAAGTTAACTTCAGAACAGCATTCAAGTATCTCGCGCCGGTGAACAGGCTTATGCTTGCATCTTCTTCTGTTCGTTCGGAGATTGAGAATGGCAAACGCACATAAAAACGGTCCTGACGGGCCGTCAAAAGGACTCAAGCCTCTAGAAGAGATTGCTAAAGAACTTGGCGTGTCTGTCAGAACCATTGGTTATGACTATAGACGTGCTATGGATAAACTTCGGCAAAATCCAAAGATGCTTGAGATTCTTATGTTTTTGAAGGAGAAAAAGAACTATGAATGATTTTCTTGTCTGGCTCGGTATCATGTGCGGAGCGTATGCGCTGATACTGTTATTCAGAGGTCTGTTCTACGCTATGCAGTATCTTAACATTCTTTGGAGAAGGGAGAAATAACATGGGATGTGATATTCACGCACATGCAGAAGTGAAAATCAACGGTGTCTGGTATCATCTTAATTATTACAATTGGTCACGTAATTATGATCTTTTTGCTAAAATGGCAGGAGTGAGAAATTACGAAAACAAGATTGTGCCGATCTCGAAACCACGTGGTGTTCCTTGTGATATGACTTTTCTGACTCAGTATGACTGTGACAGAATGGGAACAGACGGTCACTCTCACTCGTGGCTAAACGCCGCTGAAGTAGTAGAGCTTAATAAATGGTGGCTAGTCGAAATGAGGAAATGTAACTCAGATTATTATTACGAAGAAGAGCTTATCAACTTCATCTTTGGTAATGGCTGGGATCAATTTACAGAATACCGTGACGAACTAAGAGAAGGATTAGAAGACGCACGTATCATCTTCTGGTTCGACAACTAAGGAGAACTCAGTGTTACCCTCTGAAGCCGCAAAACAACACCTCGAACTCCTAGCACAGTATCCGCCGCTTGTAAGGCAGCAAGTCTCTGTCCTTACCCGTAAGATGCTGGTGCTAGGATTTTCTGCGCTCTTTACAGAGCTGGTAGAAGGTCCAATTGTTCGTACCTTCTATTTTAAGCCTGTGGGCGAGCCTAAGTTTTCTAACATTCTCAACAAAGAAGAAGAGATAGCAGGATCGCTTGCTGTAGAGTCTGTACGAATCGAGCGTTCTCTCGGCAACGTCTCTATCTCGGTGCCACGTGAGGATCGTCAAACGATACAGTTTGACGCTTGCTTACATAAAATGCTCACGTCAACAGAAACCGCTAACATGGCCCTGCCTCTTCTAATGGGCCAATCCACGATTGGAGAACATCTCTATGCGGATCTGGCAAATCAACCTCATCTGCTCATTGCAGGTGCAACAAATAGTGGTAAAAGTGTCTACACGGCCCAGCTTATTTGTTCGCTTGCTCTCTTTCGTAGCCCGGAGGAGCTGGAGTTTATTCTTGTGGACACAAAGAACCTTGATCTTGTACTATTTAGGGGACTTGAACACGTCAAGTATGTTCTCAACAACGTTTCCGATTTACGAGCATCGCTGTCGCAGCTACTTGAAGAAGTTAGACTGAGGAATGCTCAAATGAGTGGGTTGGCGAGGAATATCAGGGAGTGGAATCAGCTTCAGACAGGAGCTAGTATCAATCCACGTAACTGCCTGTCTACGATGAAATACAAAGTCCTAATCGTAGACGAACTCGCTGATGTATTCATGCAAGATGAAGCGGAGCTTAGTCGTATAGAGCGTAAGCTCCGCCCTCCCACAATCGAGTTCCTACTTCAGCAAATCTCGCAAATCAGCCGCGCCGCGGGAGTACACTTAATCCTTGCTACACAGCGTCCTAGTGTGGATGTACTCCCCGGTACAATCAAAAACAACTTTCCAGCTCGCGTATGTTTTAAGGTTCCCGCCAGCGTCGATAGCCGCGTTGTGCTTGATACCGTCGGCGCTGAAAACCTTCTTGGAATGGGTGATTACTTGTACAAGATCGCCGGTTCTGATACCGTCAAACGTGCTCACAGCGCTTTTGTGAGTATGAATGACATAGCTAACATCATCGCTCAGAATGAGCAGATAAGGAGACAGTATGAGTCAATCTGACGCAGAAGCAAACCGTCTTATGGAACAGCAGAGGCTCGGCGGAGATTATATGTCGCCACAAGATAGAGGCTTAGCTGATCCTGACGAAGATAGAGAGTATGACGGAACTGGTTGGGACCTCGATCTATGTACTTGTGGTCATGCAAGAGAAGATCATATGACCTACAGAGAAGAATGTGCAAAATGTGGCTGTTCATGCTTTGAACTTGATCTGGAGAAATTCAAATGACCGTCCAACAAATCGCCGAAGCTATCTACGATAAGCTCTACGAGCCGCTTATCACACCGTCCACTGCCACAGACGCCGCCGCTCAAGCAGACATGCTTGCAAAGCTGTTTCGTTTCGAGAAGGTAAAACAAATCAAAGAAACTCTGGAGAAGTGTCAATAGCATGAAAATGCTTGTAGCAGCTTGCTGCACGGAGGCACCCTGCGGGGTTTGGGGTGCCTCCCAAGGTGGCGAAGGGCTAAGTCGTTGAAAAAGTGCGACTTAGGGGCAACTTGACGGGTGCATGCAGCCCTGTTATGATAGGCAAGTCGCCATCCCGCGACCCCGGAGCACATCAGCCAATATGAGCGCACGCAAAAATCTAACCGTCGGCACCACAATCAGAATCCTTAAAACACACGCAGCGGCATTAGAGCAACTACGGCTCAAAGATGGTGTCGCTGCTTCTGTTTTAGTGCGAGTATTGCTACAAGAATACTTTGATGGCAGGATTCCACAAGCAGAAGACGCTATCGCGTTAGACTTGCAACGCGCAAAACAAGCTCTATGTAGCGCACAGTTTAAGCAGCGAACAGCAGCATAGGAGCAATGAGAATGTCAGATGAAGAAATTGTCGATTTATCCGACTCACCAATCGAAGAGGACTCGGAACTTCCTGTGGAAGTGTTTGTTCCTACGGATGAAGCCGAAGAAATCACCGCAGAGGAAGCAGCGACTACCGATATACCGCTTCCAGCTCCAGAAGAAGACGCAGGGCATCTTACATGCACGGTGTGTGATTGTTGTCTTGAATTGAATTTGACAACGAAGACTGTGATAACATGCCAGAGATGTGAGCAGGCGTTCTGTTATCACTTTGCTTCATCGGTTGATCCGATGTATTGTGTGAACTGTCTCAGTGATATTTCGATGCAAAAATCTCTTATCACGAAGACTTATGAGCACACGAATCCAGAGACAAGCGAACACACATTCTATCGTCGCCGCGCTCGTGAGATCAAGATCGACGGACTTGACTGGTTGTTTGCTCAGCGGAAGATCACAGAACTCAGCGACGTAGAGCTTGATTTGATGATAGAGTATCATCGGAACATTCTATCGTTGATGATTACCGAAGGCGAGCAACGTCGGGCAGCTAAAATGCACAGGTATGCTAACGTAAAGTTGCATATAGCAACACCTTCGTCTACTACAGTAACAGATTCGACGCATACGACGGTGAAGAAAGTGCGCACGGTTTCAAAGAACAAAGCCGCGGAGCAGATGGCAGCATTGTTAAAGAGTATGCTCAACAAAGGCATAACGGCGGAGATGATCGCTAGGATGGTGAAGAAATGAGTGCAGTTTCTTTTGAAAACGTCCAAAGAACAATCGAAGATCGTCAATCTCGGCATGGCGATTACGGTAATACGTCCTCAGTAGCGCAAGAGTTGAAGATGGTTATGAGAGCCAGTAAGAGATGGGCTTATCTTAAGCCGTCTAGGAAAGAATCCTTAGAGTTAATCGCTACTAAACTAGCACGTATTCTTTCCGGCAATCCAGAGGATCTAGATCACTGGCATGACATTGAAGGTTACGCACACCTTATCTCAGAAGATATAAAGGAGATGATGAAGTGAAACTCTCAACCCAACTCTTAGAATTTCTCGAAGCTACACCGTTACCGTGGATTCACTACGACTTCACGAAGAAAAAGCTAATCGTAGTCGTAGATAACCACTTGCTCAACACTTATCGCAACTGTCCTCAATACTTCTTTCACTCCAACGTAGAAGGCTGGCAAAAGAAATCTGATCTACGCGAAGGCGAGAAAGAACGTGCTTGGTATCTTGAGTTTGGCATCTTGATTCATAAGATGTTGGAGCTGTACTACCAGCAGTTTAGACTCTCCAGCTTCGACGTTACAGAATGGGCTACCAAACGTGCTGTCTCTGAGTGGAACGAAATGGAGATGGACGTTCACGTTAACCACAAGGAATGTCACATGCTCGGCGGAGTTCACGGATTCGCGGCGTTGCTTTATCAATACGCTACTGTAATGACGCCGATGAATGAGAAACTACGCGTGCTTGGTACAGAAGTATCGTTCGGTCGCGGCTACGAGGTTCCACTCTATATTGGCGAGGATATAGAAATCTATCTTGCCGGTCGTATGGACCTAATCGTAGACGATGGCTACTTTATCTGCCCGCTCGATCACAAAACAATGGGCAGCTTCCGTGGCGATCCATCTCTGCAATTTGAAACAGAGGAAGGTCCGACTGGTTATATCTTCGCTATGTCAAAGATTCTTCCGACGTTCGTACCAGCAGAGCAATTGCTTAAACGTGATTGCTCGAAGATTCTGATGAATCTTATCTCCAAGAAGCCTACCGATAATCCTCAAGAACGGTTTAAGCGTTTTCCTGTTCGCAAGTCGGCGGCACAGCTTGAACAGTATCAATGGCGTATGGTAGCTACTGTAGAAGCTCTGGTTGCTGATCTTACACGCTTCTCTACAAGCTATCCTATTCAACGCAACACAACCGCTTGCACAAACTGGCATATGACCACTTGTATCTTCCGTGACGTATGCCGTCAAGCTTCACCTGAAGCAGAGCAGGCTACTTTAACTAACGGCTTCCTCAGGTTGCCTATCTGGAACACAGAGGAAGTCAAACCCGCAACAGTTTGAGAGCAGGAGAAAATCATGCCGGGAATAAATCTCGAATACGCGACAGATCATATCTGGACGATGGAAGATAAAGAAGGTTTTATCGGCCTTCGTGTAGATTGTGGAGATAGCGGTGTAGTTTATTTTACACCTTCGCAGGCATTGGATGTTGTAGCCGCTTTTAGTGCTCATCTAAATGCTAAGATAATGAAAGTCGAATTCAAACAGTTGTGAGCAGGAGAAAAGAGTACCCCATGTCAAACGTAACTAAGACCTACACAGAACTATCCACTCTTCCCCTTGGCCTAGGACCGGGACAGTTTCAGATTGGTAAATGTTCCGGTATCCTTGACAATCACATGCAGTGCTGGCGCTCGGCTGATATTCTTGTCACAGTCGTTACGCCGACGGAAAAAGAAGGCGATGTGACAGAGGGTGTCTCGTCTTATTACCTCTGCCGCCGTCACGCACAGCTTGACCAGCAAGCATACGAGTCAGCAAAGCCTGTACAGGAGCCGGTTGTAGAACCTGAGCCTGTTCCTGTTGTAGATGTAAAGCCTGTGACAGCATCAACCTCAACCTTCACTCCACCGCCAGCAAAGAAATAATCGCAACGTAGTCGCACACGTTCAACAGGAGCAGGCACTAAATGTCTACTTTACCTAATCCCTTTGCTGGTATGTCAGGAGTACGCTCTGAAGACATACAAGCAGAGGTTCAGCTTCGCATCGCAATCCTAGGAAAGCCAAAGAGCGGAAAGAGCTGGTTTGCTGCTACAGCGCCCGGCCCTATACGCTATTATGACTTTGATAACAGGTCGGAAAGCTTAGAAGGAAAACCGAATCTTTACATTCTTTCTAAACCTACGATGCTTCAAGTGGAGACAGACTTGTCTGTTATGAAAGCAAACAAGATCAAAAAGTTTCCACTTCCTACAACCGTAGTGTTTGACAGTGTGACTTATATGAATCGTGCGATGGAAGAAGAAATCTTCCGCCAAGACCCTAAGCTTTGTCGTACGATTCGTGTAGGCAACAGTACCAGCATGAAGATCCGCAATGGTTGGGATACAAT